GGACCATCGCTACAGCTGCCCGCGCGACCGGGATCGAGCCCGACGAGGTCTGGTGCGCCTCTGGCTCGGGCGTCCTCATGCGCGGCTTGTCGCTCGCCTGGCCCAAAGCCAGACGGCACGCCGTCCAGATCGGCCGCAAGCTGAGCCCCGCGGACGTCGCCCTCGCTACGGTGCACGTGTACCCGCGTCCGTTCGCCGCCATCGCCCGGACCTATCCGCCGTTCCCTTCGGACCCGCACTACGATGCAAAGGCATGGGACATCTGCGTCCACTCGCACGGGCCCGGACTCGTCCTTTTGTGGAACGTCACCGGGCCGGCGATACCCTGAATGGAGTGCGGCAATGGTGCTGCGGCGATGCCCCTTCTGCGACGTACTCAATTGCGAAGTCAGGTATTTTCCGAGCGAGGACAGGGACCACTACGTCTTTTGCATGAACTGTGGAGCCAGCGGCCCGGTAGCCGATACGCCTTGGGGCGCGTCCGTAGTGTGGAACCGGGCGACGATGGCAGCTGATGGCGAAACCGAGGCCGACACCCCGCCCGAAACCACCCCCTGCGGCCCGTAGGAAGCCCGCCAGCACACGCCGCCGACTTCGGGGCGGTCCCCCTAGCGGCGGACGGCGGCCCCCGGCGCTGCCGCCCGCCCTTGTGGCCGTCTATAAGCGGCTGCAGGTCCCCCAAGAGGACTGGCGAAAACCCTCCGGGCAGATCATCGCGTTCGCCCATTCGCTGATCGTGCCGGCCGGCAAGTACGTCGGGCAGCCGCTTCGTCTCCGTCCCTTCCAGCTTGAGTTCATCCGCGACGTTTACAACCCGCGCCTTCGCGGGCACCGGCGCCGCAAGACCGCCGTGCTTTCCATCGGCCGGCGCGGTGGCAAGACGCTCACCGCCGCGGTGCTCGTCCTCGCGCACCTTGCCGGTCCGCTCAAGAAGATGAACTCGACGATCATCAGCGCGGCGACGACGCGCGATCAGGCATCGCTCGTGTTCCGCTACGTGGCCGACATCATCCGGCTCAACAAGGCGCTCAAGTCGCGCCTCAAGATCGTCGAGTCCGTCAAGCGCATCGTCCACAAGAACGACTTCTCGGTCTATCGCGCGATCAGCGCCGACGCCGGCGGATCGTTCGGACAGGGCATCGACCTCGTGATCTACGACGAGCTTGCGCAGGCCAAGACCCGCGCCCTCTACGACTCGCTGATGACTTCGATGGGATCGCAGGTAGAGCCGCTGATGGTCGTGATCTCGACGCAGGCGCCGGCCGACACGCACATCCTTTCCGAACTGATCGACTACGGGCTCAAGATCGAGGCCGGCGAGTTCAAGGACGACAGCTTCACGGTGCATCTCTACACCGCGCCGCAGGACTGCGACTTGCTCGACGAAGGCGCGTGGTACGAGGCCAACCCCACCCTCGGGGACTTCCGCGACCTCACCGAGTTTCGCGAGACCATGCGGCGGGCCGTCAAGGTTCCGTCCCTCGAGGCGTCGATCCGCAACCTCTACCTGAACCAGCGGGTGCAGGCGAAGGCGCCCTTCATGACTCCGAACGTCTGGAAGCTGAACGCGGGCGAGGTCCGCGAGGAGCTATTCCAGGACGGCCGCCCGGTGTTCGGCGGGCTCGATCTGTCGGCGCGCGTCGACCTCTCGGCCATCGTGTGGGGCGTCGAGGACGACGACGGCAACGTCCACATGAAGTGCCGCGTCTGGACTCCGGAGGAGACGATGCACGAGCGCGCCGCCCGCGACCGCGCGCCTTATCCGGCATGGGCGAAGGAGGATTTCATCATCCCCGTGCCCGGCCCCTCGCTCGAATACGACTTCCTCGCGCGCGACATTGGCGACGATGCCGCCGCCTTCCCGCGCGTCGGCCGGATCGCTTACGACCGCTGGCGCATCAACATCTTGAAGCAGTCGTTCGACCGCATGGGGATCATGGGCCTGCCGCTCGTCCAGTGGGGGCAGGGCTTCAAGGACATGTCGCCGGCCATCGACGAGTTTGAGCAGCTGGCCGTGAAGGGTAAGCTGCGGCACGGCAATCATCCGGTGCTGCGCTGGTGCATATCGAACGCGGTGGTGGTCAAGGACGCCGCCGAGAATCGGAAGCTCGACAAGTCCAAAGCGTTCGGCCGGATCGACGTCGCGCAAGCGGCGGTGATGATGGTCGGCGCGATGAAGTGCAACACCGACGTCATGGTCGATTTCAACGCCATGATCGGCTGACGTGCTCGTCATCCTCGCGGGCGCGATAACGCACCCCGAGATCCAAGAGGGCGCGGATGAACTCGTCGTCGGGGTTGCTCGTCAGCTTCGCACTGATCGCCTTGAGGTCGATGGTCCCGGCCTCCGCGCGCTGGAGGACATGACGCGACCAATAGCGAATGTGCTCGGGCGACATAGCCGATTTGTACGCCCCCAAACGGATTGTGAAAACGTCCGTGAAAACGTGACGGTCCGGATTGGACTTCGCCGGTTTTTGAGTATGGTCCGCTCGTTCGGCCGAAACTGGACCGTCCGAGCACTTGGGGAAAGTGCCGCGCTGGCTTGCCCCCCGCCAGTTAAGCGCGGATTATGTGCCCGGCCTCGAGGGGAACCCACGACGTTCACACCCCCTCCTGGTCGGGCACGACTTTAAGCGATGGAACCAGACCGCTTCGCGGCGTTGATTTCCGGGCTCGAATCCAACGGGATTACGCAGCCGCAGATCTCCCGCGCCACCGGCCTTTCACGAACGACCGTCTGGCGCCTCGGGGCCGGGCTCGGCCGCGCGCCGTCCTACGAGACGATCAAGCGCCTCGAAACGCTCGCCGCGCGGACCGTGCCGGTCACCAAGCGAGCCTAACCGCTGTTTCACCCCTGAAACACGACTCAGCCTAAATAGGCCGGCACCCCGCGTTACGGGTTGCGTGATGCATGTAAAAGAGTTTGCCGGCCGCGAGCAGGAATATGCGATCCGCTCCGTCGCCGTCGCAGAGGACCCGTCGACCATCTATGTGCTCTCCGATGGTGAGCCCGATCGCCTGGGCGACATCATCGAGCCCGAAGGATGGGTCCTCGGAAACTTCAATCCCGTCGCCCTGTTCAACCACAACCGCGACCTGATCGTCGGGCGGTGGGAGGACGTCAAGGTCAAGGGCAAGCAGCTGATCGGCCGGCTCGTCCTTGCCGAAGAAGGCTCGTCCCCCGTCATCAACATGGTCCGCTCCCTGATCCGTCAGGGGATGCTCGATTTCGTCTCGGTCGGCTTCAAGGCCCTCGAGGCGGACCCGCTCGATCCCAAGGACCCGTGGGGCCCGCTGCGCTTCACCAAATCCGAATTGCTGGAAGCGAGCCTAGTCGCTGTCCCGGCCAACCCACGCGCCCGCCGCGTGGTCAAAGAGTTCTTCCCGAATGATGCAGATGCCGTCCGACTCTTCGCCAAGCCCGGTGAACTGAGAGCCCGGATGCTTCCCGTTCGGAAACCCGGCGAGCCCGCCGCCACGCCCTCTATTTCCGGCAAACCCAAAATGAAGCTCTCAGACGGCATCAAGGCCAAGAACGACGAGATCGTCGTCTTGCGCGACAAGCTGACGGGCCTCGCAGGGAAGATCGAAGCCAACGGGCTCGAAATCTCCGACGAGGACGCCGCCGAACAGGAAACCCTTACCGACACCCTCAAGGCCGCCGAGCAGCAGCTTGGCCGCCTGCAGTCGCTCGAACGCTCGCTCGCCATCCGGTCCAACCCGGACGCCGGCGACGATGACGAGCACCGCGACGTCGGCACCGAAGTCGCCACGCTCCGCGGCGACGACGGCAACCGCGACAACCCGATCCGCCAGCTTGCCCGCAATGCTCGCGGCTACGATCTTCTCGTTCGCGCTGCGGCCTGCGCCTTCATTGCGCACGTCACCCGCAAGCCGCCCGAAGCCGTGCTGGTCGAGCGGTACTCCAAGCATCGCAGCTACCGCGAGATCGAAGCGGTGGTGAAGGCCGCGACCGCGCCCGCCATGACCAACGTGGTTGGTTGGGCGGCTGAGCTCGTCGGCGCCAACGTTCAGGCGTTGCTCGATACCATCAAGCCGGTGTCGATCTATCCGCGCCTCGCGGCGCGCGGCACTGAGTTCTCGTTCGACGGGATGCAGCCGATCACCGTGCCCGCACGGCAGTACGGCACCAACCCTTCGGCCGGATCTCCGACCGACCGTAACCGGCGCCTCGCCGGCGCATGGGTGGGGCAGGGCGCCCCGATCCCCGTGCGGCAGGGACTCTTTACCGGCATCACGCTCAATCCCTACAAGCTCGGCGTGATTTCGACCTTCACCCGGGAAATGGCGAACGCCTCGACTCCCGCGATGGAACAGATCATCCGCGAAGCCATCGCGGAGGACACGGCTTGGGTGCTCGATATGTCGCTCCTCAGCGACACCGCAGCCATCCCGAACGTGCGCCCGGCTGGCATCTTCGTTGGCGTGACTCCGCTTACGCCTACGGCAGCTGGTCCCGATGCGGCGATCACCGACCTCAAGGCTCTGCTCACCGCCGTTATCGGCGCGGGCGGTGGCCGCAGCGTGGTCCTGATTATGAACCCGTTGCAGTCGATGAACCTCGCGCTGATGCACGAGGGCGGGCTGTTCTACTTCCGCGACGAAATCGCCAACGGCACGCTGCTGTCGGTTTCGCTCGTGACTTCGATCACGGTCCCCGTGGGCGAGGTCTATTGCATGGACGCCGCCGACTTCGCGAGCGCCACGGGCCAGCCGGCCTATGACGTCTCCGATCAGGCGACGTTGCACATGGATGACGGCACCTATCCCGACGACTTCACCGCCCCGACTGTTGCGCCCATCTCGACGACGGGCACCCCGAACGCCGTCGCTGCCCCGGTCCGCTCCCTCTGGCAGACCGCGAGCATCGGCGTCCGCATGTTGCTCAACGCCTCGTGGGCCATGCGCCGTCCGGGCATGGTCGCGATGGTTGTCGGCGTCAACTGGTAGGACGGCCGCGCGAGACCCGCATCCGGTTCATAGGGTCCGCCGCAACGTCCTATCTGCTGGATAGCGAGTAAGGGAGGGGCATCCGTTCGACTGCGGTTGCCCCTCTTTCTCAGAAGAACCTCACACGGCGAGTGACAACGAACGGAGAGACAAATGGTTGAGCGCAAGTCGCGCGCTGGTGAAGCAGAAGTGCAGTCGACGACCGGCTTCACAACGGTCATCGGCATTCGCGGCCCGGCCGCGGGCGAGTACATTCAGGTGCCCGACGCCGACGTCGCCGCCGCCGTCGCAGAGGATGGATGGGCGGTGGAGGCGGTCCCGGGCACGGTGATAGAACTGGAGCCGAACGCCCCGCTCAATCCCGCCTGGGTCGTCCCCGGCTACTACATTCCACCCGAACTGACGACCGAGCCGCCTGATCCGCCTGACCCGCCCGATCCCGAGGTCCCGGCGCCGCTCGCCATCGCCTCGATCACCAACTCGAATCCCGCTGGCGTCAACCTCGCCAACATTGCCGAGATCAGCCAGTTTACCGAGGGCGACACCGTCACCATCGCGGGCGCGGTGGGCGATTATGCCGCCTGCAACGGCGCCCATGTGATCCACAGCGTCAGCGCCCAACTCGGCGGCTTCCTGCTCACCGGCATCGACACGTCGCTCGCGGTCGCCCCGGCGACCGATCCGGGCATGACCGTCACCCCCGCCACCCCCGCCTCGCGGTCGGCCGGCCGGCGTGCCGCGCCCCCGGCTCGCAACAACAGGAGACGCTAACGATGGAAGTGTTCGCCAAGCGCGGGCCCCTCGCCGGGCAGCGCGTCGAGATCCCTGACGAGGACGTCGAAGCCGCCACGGCCGAGGACGGCTGGGCGCTCAAGCTGGAGCCGGGCACGGTGCTCGAAATCGACCCGGCCTATGCCTACGATCCGAAGTGGAAAATCCCCGGCTACGATCCGCCCGATACCGGCAAGAAGGCCAAGGAGCCGAAGGCCGAGGATAAGAAGTAGCCGCTGTGGTTGAGCGGCCCCCGAACGTTTCACGTGGGACAGGGCCCGCGCCCGGATGGATGGCGCGGGTCGTCGCACGTCTAAGCGGTACGGAGAAGGCGCAAGGCGCCGCCGAGGGGCAGACCATCGCGCAACCCATTGCGCGGGTTGAGCATCCCGATCAGGGCTGGCTCCCGATGAATTGGGGCATCAACTTCTGGCAGCGTGGATACAATGTTATATCGACCGGCGAGAACGCCACGGTCGACGCCTGCGTATGGGCCTATATCCGCGCCATCGCTCAGCTGCCGGGCTTTCATCGGCGCACCCGCCCCGACAATGGCGTCGACACCATCACGACGACGGCGCTGTCGCGCTTGCTGCGCTTCCCGAACACCTACGAGACGCGATCCGACTTCCTGACGCACACCGTCCGGTCGCTCCTCTACGAGGGCAATTCCTATTGGCTCGGGCTGCGTAACCAGCGCAACGAGGTCGTGTCCCTGCATTGGCTCAACCCCAAGCAATGCCGGTCCTACGTCGCGGAAACCGGCGACATCTTCTACTCGATCGGTGACAACCCGGTGCTCAACGGGGACCCCGACATCGACTCCGCGGAGCGGTGGCTCGTGCCGCAGCGCAACATCCTCCATATCAAGCTCGCCACCCCGCGCGATCCGCTGGTGGGCGAGACCTGGCTGACCTCGCTGGCGTGGGACCTCCTCAATCGCGGCGCGATGAACCTGTCGCAGTCGGCCTTCTTCCAGAACATGTCGCGGCCGTCCGGCGTCCTCTCGACCGAGCAGATTTTGACGACCGAACAGGTCGACCAGTTGCGGACCCGCTGGAATGAGCACGCGGCGGGCATGGCGGCAGGCGGCGTGCCGATCCTCACCGCGGGGCTCAAGTTCGAGGCCATCTCGCTCAACGCGCAGGACAGCCAGATCATCGACCAGTTGAAGCTATCCGACCGCACCATCGCGGGCGTGTTCGGCGTCCCCGGCGTCCTCATCGGCATCACCGAAGCGACGGGCTGGAACAACACCGAAGCCCTGATGAACTTCTGGCTCGCCAACGGCCTCGGCTACGTCCTCGATCACATCGAAACGGCGATGGACCAGTTCTTTGAACTGCCGGCGCCCGACTATGTCGAGTTCGACACCGACGCCTTGCTCCGCACGGCCCTCAAGGATCGCATCGAGGCGCTGGCGCGCGGCGTGACCGGTGGCATCTTCGCACCGAACGAAGCGCGCGCCCGCGAAGGCTTGCACGCGGTAGAAGCGGGCGACGAGCCGCGCGTCCAGCAGCAGCAAGTGCCGCTGTCGTTCGCCTCGCTTACCTCGATCCCGCCCGCCCCCGGCCAGCCGGGCGTCCCCGGCAATACGCCGGGCGCACCGCCCGCACTCCCGGCGCCGGCCCCGAGCGAGGACGACGAGGACGAGGACGACGAAGATGCGGCCCGCGCCATGCAGTACGTGCGCCTCCATGCGCGCGAACGCATTGCGCAAAAGCTCGCGGAGGTCATCGGTGAATAAGCCGCTCGTCACCAAGGTCGACATCATCATTCTCGACGCGGTCTGCGACGCCGTCTCCGACCTGATGATCGCGTACTTGAAGCGCATCGAACAAAAGCTCGCCGGCATGGACGCCCGGGTGGCCGAGAACCGGGCCGACCCGACGCTGCGCGACGACACGACAGGGATGATCGCGGATCTCCGCGCCGGCCTCGCCGCGCTGACGGAGTCGATCCCCGACCTTGAAAAGCTCGTCACCGAAGCCGCCGACCAGGTGCAGGAGCGCGTCGAGGCGAGGCTGCGCGAGGTCAACGTGACTTTCACGGAACGCTCGATGGACATTCTGAGCCGCCTCGAGGCCCGCGCGGCGACGATCAAGGATGGCGCTGACGGGCCGGTGGGCCCGCCCGGCTTGCCCGGCGATCTCGGGCCGGCCGGTGATGCCGGTCCTATGGGGCCGGTGGGCGATGCGGGACCGGCCGGCGAGCCGGGCCCGAAAGGAGACTCTGGGGCCGATGGCAAAGACGGCGCTCAGGGCCCGCAGGGGGACCCGGGACCGGCAGGCGAGCTTGGTCCGCAGGGTCCCCCCGGTGAACAAGGTCTGCCCGGTGAGCGCGGCGACAAGGGCGATCCCGGCGAAAGAGGCGAGCCCGGAGAAGCCGGTCCCGCCGGCCCTGCCGGTGCTGATGGTAACGCGGGCCCGGCAGGGTCGCCCGGCGTTGAGGGCCTACAGGGGGAAGCCGGACCGCAGGGCCCTTCGGGGGAGAAGGGCGCGGACGGGCTCAACGGCGAGGTCGGACCACAAGGCGAACCTGGCCCGCAAGGGTTGCAAGGCGAACCCGGCCCCGCTGGTGAAAAGGGCGCGGCCGGCGAGATCGGTCCTCTCGGACCGCCCGGCGCACCCGGCGAACCCGGTCCTCCCGGCGAGCCCGGTGCTGCCGGTGAACGTGGGATCGACGGCGTCAACGGCGAGGCGGGCCCGCAGGGCGAGCGCGGCCTCGAGGGCACGACCGGCCCGCAGGGTCCTCCGGGCGAGGCGGGCCCGCAGGGCGAGCGCGGGATCGACGGCGTCAACGGCGAGGCGGGCCCGCAGGGCGAGCGCGGGATCGACGGCGTCAACGGCGATGTCGGCCCGCAGGGCGAGGCCGGTCCTCCGGGTGCTCATGGGGCAGCTGGTCCGACCGGCGAGAAGGGCGACCGCGGCGAGCCCGGATTCGACGGCCGCTCGTGGATGCCGCTGGGCCTCTACGACGCGACCAAGGAGTACCATGCCTTCGACGTCGTCGCGCTCGACGGCGGTAGCTTCTGCGCGATCAAGGATCGTCCCGGCGCGTGCCCCGGCGAGGGCTGGAAGCAGATCACCATGCGCGGCCGTGCCGGCAAGCCCGGCGAGCGTGGGCCGCAGGGCGTCAAGGGT